TTGCAATTGTTGTCATATGACCGCTGGCGCATTCACGATTTCCAACGCGAGTTGGACAATATCGGCGCGCAAATACCGATGGTGTCGTTTGGTCAGGGCTTCAAAGATATGGCTCCAGCGGTTGATAAAGTTGAACGGCTAGTGGCCGAGCGCAAATTGCGTCACGGCGGCAATCCTATTTTAAATATGTGCGCGGCAGGGGCGGTTATTGAGCAAGACCCAGCAGGCAATCGAAAGCTGCATAAAAAGAAAAGTTTGAGCCGCATTGATGGCTTGGTCGCTTTGGCGATGGCGTTGGGCTGCATGTCCACAGAGGGCGAGATCGTGATGACGTCGCCTTGGGATGATCCCGATTATCGGCTGGCGGGTTAGGAGACATTTATGGGCATTTTTGACCGATTTATAGGGCAAGAGGCGCGCAGTTTAGAAGACCCGACCGCAAAAAACAGCACAAAAGATTTTCTGTCGGTCATGGGATGGGGCGATTTTGCCGCTGCGGCTGGCGTGACGGTCAATGTTGACACAGCAATGGGCGTGCCTGCGATTTGGGCGGCTGTGAATTTCATAGGTGGCACGCTGGCAGGATTGCCGCTGCATGTTTACCGCAAGACCGATGCAGGGCGTGAGCGCGTCAAAGAAGGCTTTGGGGCGACGATCAACACAGCCGTCAATGATGAAATGTCATCGTTTGAGTGGCGCAAATATATGTTTGAGCAAGTGTTAACTGGCGGTCGTTCAATAACGTATATTGAGCGCGATGGCAGCGGCAACGTGCGCAATTTGCATCCGGTTGATCCGAATGGCGTGCTGGTTGAGCGCAAGACAACATCGCAGGGATTTCCCGCCAAAACATATCGCTACAATCAGCGGATTTTTAAAGCGCGCGACATTATCGACCTGACGTTTATGGTAAAAGCAAATCAGCTTGATCCAAGAGGACCAATTGCGACCAATAAAGATGCAATCGGCATGGCTATTGCCGCCAGCCAATACGGCGCAAAGGCATTTCAATCGGGCGGCATTCCCCCAGCGGTTTTGCAAGGTCCATTTCAGTCAGGCGCAGCGGCGTCACGCGCATCAGAAGATGTTGCAGCGGCGACTGCCAAGCTGGCAAAAGAAGGCAGGCCAATCATGGCGCTGCCTTTGGGTCACGAATTAAAATCTGTCGGATTTTCGCCAGAGCAAATGCAGCTTATCGAATTGCAACGATTTAGCATTGAGCAGATCGCGCGCATTTACAGCTTGCCGCCAATCTTCTTGCAAGATTTGACCCGCTCAACGTTCACAAATTCAGAACAGCAAGATTTGCATTTCGTTAAGCACACGTTGAAGCGGTGGATTGAACAGGCGGAGCAAGAGATGAACCTCAAGCTGTTCGGTCGCGGGTCAGATCAATATGTTGAATTTAACGTCGATGGATTGTTGCGCGGCGACTTTAAAACACGAATGGAAGCGCACGCAACCAGCATTCAAAATGGCATCAGAACGCCGAATGAAGTGCGCGATTTAGAAAACATGAGCGCGCGGGATGAGGGCAACGACCTAATGATCCAAGGCGCAACTGTTCCAATCAAAAATCAAGTGATCGGAGATCAAGATGAGTAAAGAAATCAGAACGCTTGATAGCGGCGTTGAAATCCGAGCCGACGAAGATGGCATAAAAGTCAGCGGATATGCGGCGGTTTTTGACGAGGAAACCAACATCGGCGGTCAGTTTATGGAAAAGATCGCGCGCGGAGCATTCGTTGACGCGGTTGATCGTGATGATGTTGTGTTTTTGATCAATCATGAGGGCTTGCCATTGGCGCGCACACGTTCGGGCACGTTGACGCTGCGCGAGGATGAGCGCGGCTTATACATGGAAAGCAATCTGGATGAAAACGACCCAGACGTCAGGGCATTAGTGCCAAAAATGAAACGCGGCGATCTGGACAAAATGTCGTTTGCATTTCGCCCAACTCGGCAGTCTTGGGATGACAGCGGCAACATACCGACCCGCACAATTGAAGAGGCGTCACTGTATGACGTGTCAATCGTAACAACGCCTGCATATGAAGGCACAGAGATTGGTTTGCGGTCGCTAGAGGCACACCGAGCAGATCAGCAAATCACGCACGCCAATCGTCGGCTGCGGATGAAATCCAAACTTTAATTAACCCAACAGTTTAATCGCGCTTCGGCGCGCTGAAAAACGGCGCTATCCCGCTGTTTGCCTGTTTCCCTGCGGCTTGGGCAACCGCTTCGGAATGAACGTCGTGATGACGTCCAAATCCTTTAAATGGAGGCCCATAGATGGCTAACGCAATCGAATTGCGGGAGAATATGGCGCGTATCGCGACCAATGCCCGTGCAAAATTAGACGAAGTTCAAGACAACACCCCTGAAGATCGTGCCGCTGAAATTGAGCGTGAATTTGACGCCATGATGGCTAACCACGACGCTCTAGGTCAACGCGCCGAGCGCATGGAAAAAGCTGACGCGGCAATCGCTAAATCAGAGGAAATTGACTACTCCAAGCGCCCACAATTTGAAGATCGCAGCGCGCCTGCGGTTGATAACGGCGTCTCGATTTCTTACCGCAACGCATTTTGTGAAATGATCGCAAGCGGCGGTGTTGCCAATATGAGCCTTGAAGCGCGCTCAGTTTTAGAGACAGAAAACCGCGTCCAAACGGCTGGCACAAACTCTGCGGGTGGCTTTACTGTTCCTGTTGAACTGGCTGGCTACATTGAAAAAGCAATGCTTGCGTCGGGTCCGATGTATGATGACGCTTTGTTCACTACTATCAACACAGCGGCTGGCAACACGTTTAACATTCCGACCATCGATGACACGGCAGTCACAACAACCGCTCATACTGAAGGCACACAGCCAACGGATGACGGCGGCAAAGATGCAACGTTTGCGCAGAAAACTCTTAGCGCATACGCATTTGACACCGAATGGCTGCGCTGGTCTGCGGAGTTGAACACAGACAGTGTGTTAAACATGGAGAGTTTGTTGGGCGAATTGCTTGGTGAGCGCATGGGTCGGACTGCCAACACAGCGTTAACAACCGGGTCAGGTTCGTCGGCCGTTGAGGGCATTGTAACCGCATCGACACTTGGCAAAACTGCGGCGGCGACTGCGGCTATTACTAGCGATGAAATCCTTGACCTAATCCATTCGGTTGACCCAGCTTATCGGGCCAGCCCACGCACTGCGATCATGATGAACGACAGCACTTTGTCGGCTGTTCGCAAGCTCAAAGATGGAAACGGAAATTATCTTTGGGCCATGGGAAATTATCAGGCTGGTGTGCCTGCTAGCTTACTCGGCTACAATGTTGTGATCAACCAAGCAATGGACAGCTTGGCGACTGCGAAAAAGGTCATGATCTTTGGCGACATGTCAAAGTTCTATGTGCGTAAAGTTGGCGCGCCGTCGATCTATGTCGCGCGTGAGCGTTTTGCCCCTGACTTTGGCATTCTGGGCTATATCCGTTTTGATGGTTGCTTGGTCAACACCGCAGCAATCAAGCACATGATCACTGCTTAATTAAGATCGGGCGGGGCTATCATGGCCCTGCCTATTCCCTTTTTTGGAAGGTTTTTCAAAATGAAAATTAGAATGTTGACCAGCATGGCGGGTGCCGATTTTTCGCACAACTTTGGCGATGAAATTGAAGTTACCGATGCTGAAGGCAAGCGATATATTGAGGCTGGCATTGCCGAGCCTGTTGTTAACGCCACCAAGATTGAACGAGCGGTCAAAAAAGTTGTCAAAAGCAAGGCAACTAGAAAATGACACTGACCGCACAGCACGCACTTGAACTGGTGACGCCACCATTGGCGCAGCCTATATCGTTGGCCGAAGCCAAGTCGCAACTGCGTGTTGAACACAATGACGATGACACGATCATATCTCGCCTGATTGGCGTTGCTGTCGCCTATGTTGACGCCACTGGCGCGCTGGGTGCTTGCATGATGACGCAGACGTGGGGTCAATGGCTGGGGCAAAATCCCGGCACTGTGACGCTATTGCTTGGCCCTGTGCAATCCGTATCTGCAGTCAAAT